CCATGAACCCACCCGACCCGTAATACAGGATCGCAGGAATCCCATTGTCCCGGATGGCAGGTGTGGCCGTTGTGTCTCTGAGTGCAGTGTAGTCCGGCATCCTCAGTACCCCTTACTGAGGTGGAAATATTCCCCGTAACTGAAGGGGTCGAACTCGTCGTTGGCCTGATCCCGCTCCCTTGCCGTCAGGCCGATGGACATCCCCATCTTGTTGCTGCCCGCGATGGCAAACTCACCCACGAGCTGGTCGATCCACGGGAATAGGTCGATGCTGGGCGCGTTCGGGAAGAACGTCGTGGAGATGGGGCCCACCTTCTCGGACTGCACGTGGGACGCCTTTTGCACCTTGTCGTTGACCACACTTTCCCCTGCGATGACGAGGATCGCAATCTCGATCTGGCAGTGCTGCACTTCCGGGGGGATGGTGTGGTTGTCGTACTCGTACCCGTCGAAGTCGATCAGGTCCTTCCGGGGCCACTGCATGGGCTGGCTTCTCTCGGTCCGCTCTCCGAGCCATTGTCCCCCATACCGAGCCCGCATGATCTGCGCAGCACGAAGCACGGCTGCCCCTTTCTCCAAGGCCGACGCGGCGGACCACTTAGCAGAAGGCTTTCCGTAGTCCGACAGATAGGTGTCCACGTCCCCCACGTCCACGTACGTGTTGGAGCCAGCTACCGGGGTTCCATCTTCGACAACGAGCGCAGTCATAAGGCCCACCTCCTATTCCATCGGAGCATTGTGGGCCCACCAACTCGGGAACGCTACATCAGGGGAGTGCACGCGAGTGCAGAAGTGGTGCGGGGACTGGGAATCGAACCCAGATGGCCAGCTTGGACGGCTGGGGTTCTACCGTTGAACTACCCCCGCAAAAGGGCCCCTGCCGCCCGGGAGGACTCGCGGCAACCCGGCGGCTGTCCCGCTGGTCAGGCGGGGGATGCAGGGAGGGGCCAGCCCCCTGCGCGTCCCGGGGGTCAGATGGCGACGCCCTCCTCGTCATCTGCCTCCCCGGAGGTATCCTCAAATTCCGCCTCGGGATCGGGCTCTGCGGTCACACCGTCCTCGGAGACGGGCCCCGTCACCGGCGTGTCGGGGATGTCCTTCTCGACCTGATCGGCACCGGAAGCGTTCTGAGCCTCCTTCTCCTCGTTGGAGTTGGCCTCGGCGGCCTTGTGCGCATCCGCTTCCTTCTTGGCTCCACGCTCCGACTCCCGACGCCGCTTCTGAGCCTCGGACCGAGAGCTGGATGCCGACTTGCCGCCCTTGCCGCTCTTGGCGGGGGTGGGGGCCTCCTCGAACTTCTGCTTGAAGAAGGGGCGCCTATAGTCGTCCTCGGCCTCCAGCAGGACCTGCCCGAGAGAGTCGTTCACGGTGTAGACCATACCCTTCTGGTACTGACGACCGCCCCGCGTGTACCGCTGGCAGCCCACGAGTAGCAGCTTCATGTTCTCTTGTCCCTGCTGGATAAGTACGGAAACTGGAGTTTCGCATTACAAAGAGACAAAGAAAAGGCCCAGAGGTTTCCCAATGGGCCTTTTCCTCTGACCTGTGTGCTACTCAGGCCAGGTATACCAGTTCACCAGCTTACACGCTGCCGACGTTCTGGTACTTGACCGCTGCTTCCTCTTCCTCGACCTGGAAGTCCACACGGGCGGTCAGCACGATGATGTACGTGCGGGCCCGGATGTCCTTGTCAGTCTCGACGTGAACATCGCGCTGGATGCCGAAGAGCAGGTTCAGCGGGTTGGTCAGGATGCCCTGCGCGCTGGGCATGAGGCCGACCCCCCCGACCGGAGCCCCGGCAGCGAACACGGCGTCGGTGTTGCGCGTCTGCGCGTCCCCGGCAGCGGTCTCACGCTGGGCGATGGTCTCGCGGTAGTCAATCTCGTTCTCGGTGCTGACCCAGTGCCCCAGCGCAGCGCGGTTGCGACGGTACTGGGAGGGCAGGGTCTTCATGCCGTCCGTGAACAGGCGGCGGCTCACCGGGGACCCGGCTGCATCGACCACGTTGGCGGTCAGGCGCGACAGCCAGCCGTTGGTCAGGGCCAGATAGGCGTCTGTCGATCCAGTGTCCCCGAGGATGGCCAGCTCTTCGAGGTCGATGGCCGCACGTTCCGCGATCAGGGTCATGATGGTGTCCTTCAGGCCCCCGCTCGCGTCCCCGGCACCGCCGGTCATGGTGCCGATGTTGCCACGCTCGATGTTGTCCTCGATGACGTCATACGGCAGGTTGATCTCCGCGATGACCTCCTTCGTGGTCAGCGTGATCTTCTCGGTGGTGGGCTTCGCCCGATCCCCCGCCGAGAGTGCCGTGTTCGAGACACCCGGACGCATGATGCGAGACGCGAACTGGATTTTGTTCACGTTCCGCTCCGGCGCGGACATCACCACGCGGCGGACCTGGCCCAGCATGGTCGGCTGGACCAGCAGCTTTCGGATGAAGCTGCCGGACTGCTCCACGGAGAGCTTGCCACCATTGGACTCCAGATCGGAGACCGCGATGTCGGCCTTTTGCAGGAGCTTCTCGTTCTCCCTCATGATACTTCCCCTTCTACAGGATTAGGTCGAGGCAGGGCCCGCGCTACTTAGCGCGAACCCCCGAGGCCATCGAACGCGGTCATGGTTCCGTCCCAGATGTCCTCTTCGGACTTCCGGACGCCCTCACCGCCCTTCTGAACGGTGCTCTTGCCGGTCCCACCCAGACTGGACAGGGCCATGTCGAGGTCCCCACCTGCGGATTGCAGGTTCACGACGCGGCCACTTGCTTCCTGGGCCGTCTTGGCGACGGTCGATGCCTCCTGCACCCCCTCCTCCGTCTTCTGGAGCCGTTCGTCCATCTTGGAAATGGCCTCGGCCATATTGGTCATGCCGGTGGCCATCTTGGCGACGAGCGCCCGGAGGTCATCGTCGGTGCCCTCGACGCAAGCCGGTTCACCCTCGGGCTTGCCCCCGTCCCCCGGATTGCCGTCCCCCTCCTTGGCCACGGGGGTCTTGCCCTCGGGGTCCTTGCCCCCAGCGGTGGTCGCGGCAGGCTCGCCTTCGGCGGGCTGATTGGATGCCCCCGCGTTGGCGGCTTCCTCCTTGCTCACCGGGGTGTCCTGCCGGGGTGCGCCCTTGGGTGCTTCTTCGAGACCGTCGAGGTCGCCCGGCACCGCTTCCTTCATCTGTCCGTTCTTCATGTCGCCATCCTCGTGGTCGGCCTTCGATACACCCCCCAGGGCACCCCCGGAGAGGGTCGCGTGCTCCATCTTGAACACTTCCTGCGGCAGAGCCCCGACCATCTCCAGAATGTGAGCAGAGAAGGCGTTGAGGGCGGTTTCGACCGTCCCCCGTGCTTCTGCCGGGGTGTCTGCGTCCATCATCGCGGACCAGAACGTGTCCATGAGTGCTTCCATGGCCCAGTTCACGCCCGGAAAGAACGTGGACCCGCGCATGTTCTCCTCGAAGTCCGCGGACATCGGGAAGGATTCGAACATCTTAAACACGCGATCCGTTGCAATCGCGATGTCCTCGTTGAGGGCAATGAAGCTGCCCTCCACATTGAGATTGGTTCCCTCGGCCATGTACATGACCTGATCCCCATCCGCCTTACGGAGGGGCTTCTCGAAGCCGAGGGCGTCGATCTGTCCCTTGTACTTGTCCTCCGCCGACTTGCGGACGACCACCGCCAGAACGGAACCGGGCTCGGTGGTGCCACCCTTGAGGACCCCCGACAGGCGGTCCATCAGAGTGGACGGCTTCACTGGTTCCCCGTTCTCATCCTTCACGATGCGGAAGGGTGTACGGTTCGACCCACGCTTGACGAGCGACACCATCGAAATGGACGGGTTCTCCAGCTCGGTTGCGATGACCTTCGCTTTCGGCATTGTTCAGATCCTCAGTGCATCCATGAAGGTATACCTATGCGAGTGGCCGCTGGCCGTCTCGGTAACCGTCCCCGCTTTGATCACATGGGAGTGCCCGCTCACTTCATCCGTCCCGCCTCCGAGGAAATTCCCCTCGTCATCGAAATTCAGAAAGAACTCGTGCTGGTGATCGGATTCAACGGCGGTGTCCCCCTTGAGAATCCCATCTTCCGGCACTTCGATTTCGAGCACCCGCTCCACGCGCTTCCCGTTGCCGTACATCGAGAAGCCGTTGATGTCCCCTTTCTTCACCTTGGTCCAGATGTCCGGGTCGGGGATGTGGACGCCGAGCACCCATGCCCCCTTGGCGAAGTCCGGATCGGTGTCCCGCGCGATGAAGCTCTCGACTACGAAGCACCCGACCTCTTCGAGGCAGTGTTCCACGTCGATCTTCGTGATCCGGCTCTCTCGCATGAACTGATGCGCCATCTCCTCGATGGTGGCGGCTTGCATGAAGTCCCCTTGAGAGTCGGGGACCATTGGCGAGTACACCTCGCCGTAAACGAGGTGCCGTTCGTCCTCGAACTTCGAGAACTCGACAACGGTATGTCGCGGGTTTGTGTCCATGGGCTGAGAAGTTACTGCCACCAAGATTGCTTTACAACTTGCACTCAAGTGCAGGGGTGCACGCGAGTGCAGAATCTCAGCCGAACAGGGAGGGGAACATCTTCTTCAGGAGGTCTTCCGCCGCCTTTCGATCCAGACTCGGGAGGTCGTCCGTGCGGTCCTCTTGCCGGGTGCGGTCCTTGTTCTCCCCGATCTGGAACATCAAGTCCGTTGCCGCCGTGGCGGACGCCCCCCCTTCCGAGAGGGAGCGGCCCGGTGCCACTTCCACCGTACCCAGCGTTTGCAGCCCGGACTCCACAGGGGTACTCGGCACGGAGACATCCCCGACCGAAGTGGCGATCCCCCGGCACATGGGGTGGTACGGGGGAAGTTGCATCCCGTTGGCTTGCAGGTCCGAACTGGACATCTTCCCAAGCCGCTCCACATTGGCCCGGGACTGACTCGGCCAGGGGGCAATCTGCCGGAGGTCGTTTGGGTCCTGCCTAGAGAGCATGGACGTGGCGTGGGTGAGCGCGTCATTCACCGGGAAGACCCGCCCATCCATGGACTGGCACACCGGGCAGGTCCGTGAGTCGAGAATCTCGCTGACTGCGTATTCGGCGATGCCACTGAGGGCAGCTTCCCCGAGGAACCCGAAGCTGGACAAGCGGGACACGTACATGCTGGAGGCCACATCCACGTAGGACTTGCCCCCCACCTGAATCACGGTCCGGAGGGCCATGCTCTCCGCCTTCTCCAGTGTCTCGGACTCCAATGCCTCTCGCCTACGATCTTCGATGATTCCATGGGCTTGAGTCTGGAGGGCGGGCTGGGCATTCAAAACCAGAAGGGTTTCGATCTGCGTAAGCGCCGTCTCCAGAATCTCCACCGGGGGACGGTCCGCCATGAAGCTGTTCTCGGACCCCGAGATGCGAGAGGCCCCCAGCAGGATGGAAGCCAGGCCGATCACCTGCATGTGCTTGCGGGCTTTGCCCACAGCGGTCTCGAAGCTGATCTGCTCAGCAAGGTCGTGCGCGTCGTCCCACTTCTCTTTGTCCACGGCGGTCTGGAGACGCTTGAGCAGACTGCTCTGGTTCTCCAGCCAACCGTCGAGGACCCGATCTACGAGCGACCGCTCCAGATCAAGGAAGGCTTCATGCGTGATCGTGGTCAAGGCACTCACCCGCCCGGGTCAGGAGCGCGCTGGTCCCCGCGAGGTCCGAGGGGTCCTTCACCATCCGCGTACCCACGTAGTTAGAGAACAGATTCCGAACCTCCGGGGTCATGGTCCTGATGATGCCCCGCATGGCTCCGACTTCATCATCGGTGAAGTCCTTGTATCCAGAGAGGTACCCAGACCAGTCGTTGGCCAGCTCCGTGAGGAGCCACCCGTCCATCTTGCGGATTCTCCCGTTTTCGGACGCTTCGATGGTGGTGTCCCCGCCGTCTGGAGCACCCTCGTCGTCCTCTTCGCCGTTGCCCCCGGTGGGGTTGTCCGGGTCTGGCTTCGGCTCGCCTAGGAGGCGGTTGACGGCTTCCTTGACGGCGTCCTGATTCTCTTCTCCTGACTCGTCCAACGCGAGAGACAGCCCTGACACCTCGTTCATGGCGTCAAGGCGGGAATCCTTGGTCGCCACACCCTGAGAAAGCCCCAGTACCTTGATCTGGTTCTCCACGTCGGTGACCGACAGGGGCAGGGACCGGAGCTTGAGACCCGGGGCGAGTTCCTTCATCACGCTGAGGTTGATGATTTCATCGAACTCGTCTCGCTCTGGGGCAAACACCTGCGCCTCCGCCACCATGTAGCTGGCCTTGGCGGTGTTCCCCTGCATCGCCACGCAGCCGTTCCTGCGGGTCACGAACACCCCGGAAGGGACGGAGAAACACCAGACCTTCCCGGTGTACAAAACTCGACTGCGGTTCTCCGCCCGGACACGGTAGGCCCCCCGATCGGACATCAGAACGCGGTGCAACAGGGGGCGCCCGTAGGTTCCCGGGCGATCTTCCCGGATATTGGCCCGATACCCGAGCTTCAAGGCGATTTCCTGCACCTGATCTGCCAACTTGCTGGAGCTGGTCGAATACGCCATCGACGTGCGCCCCTTCCTCGAATCAGCGGTGCCGTCTCCGCACACGAGTGCAGAAAACAGAATCTGAAGCTGGCGCTTCGACAGGCCGAGAGCCCAATCGGGGAGGCACTTGGTCTCTGCTTTACCCACGTTCTCCCGCATCCACCCGTGCAGAGAGGAATCCTTGAGGCGGACATACTTGACCGGCCCCTCCCCACGAACCACGTGAGGAACCGGGATGCGGTTCACCCATTCCTGAATCTCCGAAAGATGTCGATCTTCGTGCTGCGTGATCTGAACTTCCGAAGAGGGGGTGACACCACCGTCACTGACCACCCAGCCGAGCAGGGAGAGGAAGTCGTCCCCGGGGATCGAAACGGGGTACTGCTTCCGCGCAGTCGGCCCCACAGAGACCGGGTGAGCCGGCACGTCGAATACGTCTAGTTCTTCCCCGGAATCCCATTCCACCGAGGTGCGGAACTTGACGTTCGTCGGCATTTCTTCGATGGGCTGGACCTTCCAGTCGGAATGCTCGGTCCGGTACAGCATCCTGTGACGGGGGGTGACCATCAGGTCCATGCCCCGCCCCGAGAAGGCGTGCATCTCCACATCTTCGACATCATAGGTATGGAGCGCACTCGGGAGGACGAACTCCATAGCCCCCGTGTCGGGGTGGACCTGCGCCACGCGCATCCCGGGGCGGTATTCGCTCCACAGCTTCCAGCCCTGATCCGTCAGGGCTTCAGTCTGCTCGTCATAGCACGCGAAGTTGAAGTCCTGTGCCTTCCCGAGAAACAACGGCGGCAGGCGGAACCCCGTGCGGACCCGCTCGCTGCACTTCGAGTCATAGTTTTCGAACATCGAGTCCTTCTGGTTCTCCGCCCCGAACCTCTGGACGTTGACCTTGACGTTGCCCGCGCTGTTCAGATCCCCGGAGGACGAGAACAGTTCACATAGCACCGCCCTCTGCTTGAATTTGGCTTTACCAGATAGGTAATCCGTGAGGTCCGTCCGGCTGCGCCCGGTGAGCTGGCCCCCTTCGATGAAAATGAAGGCTGGGGGGATGCCCCCATGGTCGAAGAACTCCAGATTGAATTCCTCGGCCTTTCGGCTCCCAAGGATGCTTGGAATCTGACTGACCCAACGCGGCACATGGTAGTTCGTCTTCGTATCCGGGATGACCCCATGGACCATGAGTTCGTTGGCCAGGACGATGCCGGAGCCGGGCTCGTTGGCCCTCTTCACCTCCTTGTCTTCCAGCCACAGGCCCGTCTTGGCATTGAGTTCCCGGGTGCAGCCGTACTCCTTGAAGTAGGTGACCTTACTGCCCACGGCCATGGCGTAGCGCCGCTCACGCATGAACATGGTGACCTGAACTTCACGGGTCCCGCGCATGATGGTCTTGGTCACGGGGACAGGCTCATCGAGAGTGACAAGACGAATCAGCTTGGCATCCGCCCGGCGAAGGAACCGGAGCACGCCCTCGCCATCCCGGATTATTTCCAATGCCCAGTACCCGCAGGATTCCTGATCGCGGCGGAGGCGACGGCGGAGGGTGGTGAACGATATGCCCGGCCACGGTTCGGCCAACAGGGACGTCACGTCAGCGTAGCCTTGGATGCCCTTGGCTTTTTCAGCGTCCCCGTCCTCGTCCACCAGTTTCCAACCCGTGCCGTCGATGTTGGTCTCCATTGCAGAGATACAAACACCGAGGGTGTTGTTCGTGTGGGTCAGTTGTTCCAACTGAACGGGATTGTAGGTGGGCTTCACGAGGGCCACGCCGTTCTCGGCGTTGTACAGGTGCTGGAACTGTTGCAGGTCCTCGATGTCGAGGGCCTGTGCGCGAAGCTCCTGCTCCGCCTTGGTCAGCGTCACCGCATCCTTGACGACCGTGGAGACCCCGAGGGCCTGAGCCAGGTGATCCCGCCCGTCCCCCTGTACCTCGCTTTCCGCACGGGCTTCTGCCCCGTCAAGAGCCGATTGCTGTCCCATGCTGAGTCCCCGCACAAATTTGGCAGGGGCTCAGTGTACCGGCACTCCATCTGTCAAGTCGAGCTACAGCTTCTGCCCATGGGCGGGGTCGGTCACGTGATGCTGTCTCCCTCCTGAGAGTCAACCTGTGAACTTGAGTGCAGCGATCAATCGGTGAAGGGCTCGACCCGGGTGTGCCCCCCGAAGGAGGTGAGCAGCCACTCGCGGGGGTCTTCACGCAGGGTTCAGTTCTCGATGCCATACGCCATGTCGCTGTTGGGCTTGGTGCGGCACACGACACTGAGCCCGTTCGGGTCAGCGGGGATCACCTTGACCTCGAACCTTGGGTTGCCGACTGCGCTGTTTTTGAGGCGGCGCTTTACTTCGAGGGTCCCGTACACGAGACGAGATCCGTGCGGCGATCGCGGCGCCTTCGATCTCATGCCCAGCCCGGTCGGCGGTCAGCTCGCCGGAGAAAGCTTTTTGGAGGAGGGATTGTTTGAGTTCGGCGAGAGCACTCAATCTCCGGTTGTACACTGCGTCGAGCTTATTCAAGTCCTCAACGAGCTCATCCAACCGAATGGAGATAGCCTCCTGATCCGAAACATCCTCCGGATACCAGACATCCGTGTCCTTCAAGATGCGGTAATGGCGAGCATAACCCAGCCCCTCAAGTGGGACAGATTGTGCAAAGTAATAGAGATACTTTGGGTGTAAGAAAGGCGCAGATTTTAGAATCTTAGTTCCATCAGCTCCCGCAACAAAATCGAAATCGATATACTTAAACACTCGCGTGTGGTCGCCAAATATTATGACGGGCTTATCAACCCGAATGACATCTTCCTGCCGTGACCACCGCCCGTTAATTGTTCCTTGCTCCTGTGAAACGATCGGAAATTGCCCGGACTCTAAGAATTCTTTCCGTTGGACCTTCCTTGGTGGACGTACCGTTGATACGACATCAGAGAATTTGGCGTGACTCCATCCATCGCCTCGCTGACCGAACACCACGTTCATATAACTTTCAAACAACTCGCGGGCGTTGGCGAGGTTTTTTTCGGTGTTGGCGATGGCCGCGTCGATCCCGGCGAAGGCTCCATCGAGGATGTCGACGATGCATTTTTGTTCGGGGAGTGGCG